ACCTAAACATCGAAGGTAGATTAAAAAAGCGAGACTTAGAAGGAATACCCGGTCTAGACCTAGATAGATTTCATGTTATCGGGTCTCAATTAGGAAAGATTCTTCATGCAGAAGAATATCTTCAAATAGCAGAAAAACTTATTAATGAAGTTCCAGGATCAGTAGTTATCATTGACTCCTATTCTGCATTATGTACTGAAGCTGAAATTACAACAGATATGGATAAGATGCAACGAGCAGACGGGGCCAAACTATTAGCTAAGTTTTGTCGAAAGGTAGCTAATGTTATTCCTGTCAATAAAAATATTGTTATTGGTATTACTCACTTAATGGGTAATCCCACAGGATATGGAGCAGAATTTAAAGAAAAGTCTGGTCAGGCTATTGCCTATCAAACAGACATCAAGCTACGAGCCAAAACTTTTAAACCGTGGGTTCTCAGTAGCGATAGTACTCAAATAGGACAAGAGATTGAGTGGCAAGTTCTTTGTTCTGCACTTGGGCCTCCGGGTGGTACTATTACCAGCTATATTAGATATGGTAGTGGTGTTGATAAGCAAATGGAGGCTATTAATTTAGCTTCTGATATGGGTCTAATCCACAAGGGTGGTGCTTGGTATACATTAATATCCTTAGAGGATAAGCCCAAGTTTCAGGGGACTGAAAAAATCAGAGCCTATCTAATGGAGCATCCAGAAGTTTATGAAGAATTGGTAAAGTCGATTAAAACTACTATGGGGATTAAATGCTAGTAAAAGATCTAGACAATAATAATCATAATTGGCAACTAACTGGTAATATGTCAAAGGGGTCTTTGGAGAATAAGTCTTCTTATCATTTAAAGGCTAGAGAACTATTAACTGATTTGTTTCCAACGCTACAAATCTTAGAAGAGGTACCAATCCCCTTACGACGATCAGAAACCTTATTTTTAGACTTTTATTTACCTTTAAAGAAACTCTGTCTAGAAATTCATGGTGAACAGCATTATAAGTTTGTAGCCTTTTATCATTCCAATATGTTGGGATTTTTAAAGGCTCAAAAGAGAGATAAAGAGAAGCAAGAGTGGTGTAGCATTAACAATATCCAATTTATAGAGTTACCATATGACGAATCAATTGACGACTGGCGACAAAGAATCCAAGGCTAAAACATCTAAAGAAGAGCTACAGTACTGGGATGATATTCTAGATCAGTATGAACAAAATTTAGGATTACCAGAGTATGCCGTATCTTTTGCTTCAGACGAGATCAATACCTATTTGACCATGAACAGAGACTCTATAGAAAAATTATCTCCAGAAGACTGCGCCCAGATAGCATATAGATTAGCCCAATTCTCATTCCATTTACAAAGGTCTATTAATAGAGAGATCGCAAGACATAATTGGTCTGAAGAGAAAATTAAAGAAACAATATCTGATGAAATTAATAACTATAAAGGCTATGGCTATATAGAAAAATCTTATCAGGCGATTAAGCATAATGATAAGGCACAATCATTAAACAATATCAAAAAATATGCAAAACAAAGAATCGATAGACTATCATATATAGCGAATAATATTAAAAACTTATCCGATATCATTTTAGCAGTTCAAAAGACAAAGGTGAAACATGGGAATTGAAGACATTCTACAGGGGTCAAACCCAAACGAAATCAAGAAGCTGATCGCTCTTTTACAAAGTATGGTTGACACGGCTAATACAACTGAAGATCATAGTACTGAACAGGATGCTGACGAAGACGAATCTTCAAGTGCTATGAAAACTCGGTCGAGAAAGCTTAATGGTAATAGCAAGGGCAAGAAGCCTTTTAAGAATAAGTTCTTGACTATGCCAGAAAAGAATATGCACAAAGAGGACATTGAGTTTGATAAAAAAGTATCAAAGCATTCTCCTGTTCCAAGGAATCGTACTTTTGAACCAATCAAGGTAACCTGTAGAGTATGTGGTAAAAGCGAGAAGATCAACCCATCTCTTGTAGAATCTATACAAAGATATAAATGTAATCAATGTTCAACACAAGCTGGCTAATTAAGGATAAATATGATTCTGTGTGACCCTGCAGCTGAAAGAGCAGTATTGGCTGGTATCATTACTTATGGTGACGATGCTTACTTGGATATTGCTGATATTATACAAGATACGACCTTTACTATTGATAGTAATAGCATCATATATCAATGCTTAAAAAAGATTTGTGAAGATTCTAGCCGTCCAAAAATAGATCTTGCTTTTATCTATTCTACGGCACAAGAACTAGGTTTTGCAAATATTCTATCTAAAAAAGATGAGGCGCAGCATTTAAAAGCTATTGCAGATTTTCCTGTTAGTCTTGAGAATGTTAGGAAATTTGCGGCTAAAATTAGAAAGCTAGAAATAGCAAGACTCTTACGCAAACAGTTAGAGACTGCTCAGGATAAAATACTAGACATTAATGGTAGCGAACCCATAGCTGCTATCCTTGGTATAGCAGAGGACGCTATCTTCAACTTCTCATCTCTGCTTAATGATAGCGATAATAATCCTGTTCATGTTGGCAAAGATATTGACTCTTATATTAAAAGCTTGGAAGATAGTCCTATTGATCAAATTGGTATACCAACAGGCTTTCCGGTTTATGATAAGGCTATAGGTGGGGGCTTTAGAAAAGGCACCGTTAATGTTATTGCGGCCAGACCAAAAACTGGTAAAACCCTGCTTGCAGATAATATAGGTTTTCATATTGCCAATAAGTTAAAAATACCAGTATTAAACATGGATACAGAAATGAATACTGTAGACCATATTAATAGAGTTTTGGCCATGAATACGGAAATTGAGATTAACGCTATTGAAACTGGTAAATTTGCAGAGTCACCAGATAAAAAGATGAAAATAATAGAGGCTTCAAATAGACTAAAAGAGACTCCTCTATTCTATAAATCAATCGCAGGAAAGCCGTTTGAAGAACAGCTAGCGATTATGCGTAGATGGATCTGTAAAGAAGTAGGATTAAACGATGATGGTACAGCAAAGCAGTGTGTTATTGTTTATGACTATCTAAAGCTGATGGATAGTGCTGGTATATCTCAAGACATGAAAGAATATCAAGTTCTTGGATTCATGATGACCGCACTACATAATTTTGCTGTTAGATACCAAATACCCATTTTATCATTTATTCAGCTGAACAGAGACGGCATAACAAAAGAAAGCACGGATACCGCTAGCGGTTCAGACCGTATTATCTGGTTGTGTAGTAATTTTTCCATCTTTAAGAGAAAGTCTGATGAAGAAATCGCAGAAGATGGCCCAGATAATGGTAATAGAAAACTACTCCCCCTAGTAAGTAGGCATGGTGGTGGGCTAGACGATAACGATTACATTAACTGCACCATGAAGGGCTGGTGTGCTAAAATTATTGAGGGACAAACAAGACTGGAACTATTAAACAATAATAGCCCCAGAGACAAAGGATTTATAATTAACGATGAGTCAAACATTGAACACAACGATGCAGACGAAGCACAAATCCCATTTGAATGATCAAGATAAACTTAAGGTCGTTTGTGACGATCTGTGTGATAATATCGAAGAACTTTTAAGTGTCTTAGATTTAGACTATAGCTATAGCAGTAAAATGGTTAGTATGGCGTGTCCTATTCACAATGGGGATAATCTATCCGCTATAAATATCTACCATACTGGAGACTATTATAGAGGTAATTGGAAATGTAGGACTCACGGATGTGATAAGTTTTTTAAGGGGTCTATTATTGGTTTTATTAGAGGAGTAATATCTAGCAGAAAATATAATTGGGTTAAAGATGGCGATAAAATGTGCTCATTTGAAGAAGCAGTAAATTTCTGTCTAGACTTCTTAAATAAGAACTACAAAGATATCAAAATCTCTAAAACCGACAAGGAAAAGAAACAATTCTCCGCTATCATAGAGCACATATTAGACAGAAGATCCAAAGACAATAATCAACAAACAATATCGTTACCAACCAGAGACACTGTTAGAAATTCACTAACTATGCCTTGTGACTATTTTGTTGGTAGGGGATTCGCACCAGAAATACTAGATAAGTATGATATTGGCATATGCGACAAGCCTAATAAGGAGATGTTTAATCGAGCGGTAGCTCCTATTTATAATAATGATCATACCCATATGATAGGATGTAGTGGTCGTAGCATTTTTGAAAAGTGCGATAGTTGTAAACATTTTCATGATCCAAAAATAGAATGTCCCAGAGATGAAGATCTGTGGAAATTTTCAAAATGGAAACACAGCACAAACGTTAGCATCAATCACTACCTTTATAATTTCTGGTATGCTAAAAAGTTTATTGCCGACTCCAGTGTGGCTATCTTAGTAGAGAGTCCAGGTAATGTTTGGAAGCTAGAAGAAAACGGTATACACAATAGCTTAGCTATTTTCGGATCTTCGCTAAGTGATCGACAGAAAATATTACTAGACTCGTCTGGTGCTATGGTTGTGGTTATATTAACAGACAACGACGAAGCTGGTCATAAAGCGGCCGAACAAATCAAAGCTAAATGTCAAAATACCTATAGGGTATTTCATTTTAAGATTTCCAAAAATGACGTAGCGGATATGAATAGCGAAGAAATTAATAACGAAATCAGGATACCATTAGAGAAAATTATATGACAAAAATTATTGCTTTTTCTGGCAGGAAACAATCTGGTAAAAGTACAGCAGCAGATTATATCAAATCTGTTATTGATAGGCATAATCTAAAGATATCTCATAGGATCTATAGCTTTGCTGATCCATTGAAACAAGATATTTGTATGAATATTTTAGGTATGACATATGAACAATGTTATGGTACTGATGACGATAAAAATACTACCACAGACTTAACTTGGAATAATAACCAGCTAACCGCAAGAGCAGCTATGGAGATTATTGGCACAGATATTTTCCGTTCACTTAAAAATAGTGTTTGGGTAGATGCCACAATAAATAAAATCAAAAGAGACAATCTAGACTTAGCTATCATAGCAGACTGTCGATTCCCGAACGAAGTCGAATCTATTAAAAATGCAGGCGGATTTATTATTAGGCTCGATCTAGACCCCTACCATTCTGAATCACCAAGCGAGTGTGCTTTGGACAAACACCTATACGACTGGAATAATTTTGACTGCATTATTCGAAATTCTGGAATGGATCTGGATAAAAAACACCAATCTATACTTCGCTTCTTATCTGATAAAGGAATACTAATATTATAATTACATATCTACGCAGTTCATCTTATGGTACACACAGTATGTGTGAGCAGCAATACTTTATTGAATATGTATTAGGAATGAAGAGTCCAAGTGGGATTAAGGCTGATAAGGGTACAATTGTGCATAAGGCTCTAGAAATCCTAGCAGACATAAAGCTAGCACAACAACAAGAGCAGTCTGTTGTAGATAGTGATATTATGGGCAAAATAGACCTCAACAATTATAGTTTTGATACAATCATTGAGAAAGTATATCAATACTATACTAGTCAATTTGCTCACCATGCTTGGGCAGTTAAAGACTATAAAGACTGTCATAAATGGGCATATAAAGCTATTACTGACAATAATGCCATGTTTGATCCTAGAAACAGAACAATAGTGCAGTCTGAACAAAGATTTGATATTGAGATTAAAAAGGAGTGGGCGAAATATAAATATGATCTTGGTGATGAAAAACTTCAGGGTAACTTGGCTATTAAGGGAACCATAGACCTTATTACGAAAGTGAATGATAATACTTTAGAAATTATTGACTGGAAAGGATTACCCATTGGCACTCCGATTCCAACGATAGATGGCTGGAAAACTATGGGTGATCTTAGTATAGGAGATATCGTTTTTGATCAATATGGAGAACAGTGCTCCGTAGTAGGAAAATCAAAAGTAAGCTTTAAACCATGTTATAAAATTACTTTCGATGATACAACTTCTGTAATTTGTGATAATGAACATTTGTGGAAGCTATCAAATAATAAAACTGTTCCGATTATGGAACTTAAAGTAGGAGATCAAATCAATGTCTCCAAAGCGATAAGCTGTGATTATTCAGACTTACCTATGGACCCATACGTATTGGGTGTTTGGCTTGGCGATGGTAGAAATCGAAGTTGTGAAATTTATGGAGAAGACAGCGAAATATTTGATAATATTAAAAAACAAGGATATGATTTAGGTGAAAATACAGAAAAAAGATATGCTCATTTAAAATGTCATACTATTCTAAATACAACTAAAATTTTGAGATCATTAAATTTATTAAAGAATAAACATATACCCGACATCTATTTTAGAGCCAGTTATGAACAAAGATTAGCTCTTTTACAAGGGCTTATGGATACCGACGGGAATGTAAATACTTTTAGAAAACAGGCTGTATTCACAAGCTGTAATAAAAAATTATCAGATGATGTTAAGCATTTATTGTTAACTTTAGGACAAAGACCTAATAAATCAATAGTAAAGAGATCCACTAATTTTAAAGAAAATATTACAGTATATCCTATAGCTTTTAGACCTATTGATATTAATCCTTTTAAAATCAGTAGAAAAGCCTCTAAGATAAGTGAAGAGTGGGGATATGGAGCATCCTCGACAAGAAGAATTACTAAAATAGAAAAAAGTATAGACCAAAAAACTCAATGTATTTCTGTAAATAGTAAGGATAATACGTATCTATGTACTGAAAATTATATACCGACACATAATACAGGTCGCAGACTAGATTGGGCCACAGGAGAGGAAAAGACACATGCTAAATTACAAAATGATCCTCAATTAAGAATGTATCATTATGCTATTAGTCATATTTATCCTCAGTATGATCATATTATCGTATCGATCAATTTCATTAATGATGGGGGCGCTTTCTCTATCTGTTATGACAAAACAGACCTAGCAAAAACCGAAGACATGCTATGCAAAAAATTCGAAACCATTAAAGCTAGCAAGCGACCAATATTAAATAAGAGCTGGAAGTGTAATAAGCTTTGCCATTTTGGTAAAACGACATTTGAGAATTCTCATATTCTTCCAGTTATAGAGTATAGAGAAAATCAGATTACTACATGCGGAAACGCTATGACGAAGTGTGAACAAATTAAGCATGATGTGGATTTGAAAGGAATAAAAACAGTAGTTGACGAGTACACGGCTCCAGGATATAGTGTAGGATATTACAAACCACCAGGAAGCACATGAAATTGAACTATTCAGTATTACATTGTCATTCGATGCATTCTTTGCTTGATGGATTAAGCAAACCAGCTTCAATAGCTCAAAGATGTTTGGATATTGGGGTTAAAGCTTGTGCATTAACTGATCACGGCAATATTGCTGGTACGATCAAGTTTTATAATGCTATGAAAAAAGCTGGAGTAAAACCCATTCTTGGTTGTGAGCTTTATATCTGTAATGACGATCCGTCTATAAAAGAAACTTCTAATAGAGACTTAAGTCATTTTCTGGTATTGGCTAAAAATATTACTGGATGGAAAAATCTTATTAAATTAGTTTCCGAAAGTAATCGTTCGGATTTTTTCTATTTTAAGCCTAGATTAGACTTTAAGAATTTGTCGAGATTTTGTGATGGCAATCTAATCGGTATTTGTGGACATTTGGGTTCTACAATCGCAGACAAAATTTTAGATAGTGACAATAATCTGATTCCTGATTATTTAGAAATAGGATGCTCTGAAGTATTAAAGATGCAAAAAATCTTTGGAAAAGATAATTTCTTTCTAGAGGCACAGTTAATAGATAAAGATAATCTGCCTTGTCAGGTCTCTTTAACTAATGCTATGAGAGAAATAGGAAAGAAAACTGGGTGTAAAATTATAGCAACTCCAGATGCTCATTATGCAAAAAGAGAGGATGCTGTTGACCAGCGTATTCTCTTGTGCAGTAATCTTAAAACAACTCTACCGGATATTAGTAGGAAATTAAGTAATAATGAACAGGTACCTATGGGGTGCTTTTTCTTATCTGATAATTATCATATCCCAGAATATGATGAGCTAGCGGCCTTACATCCGTTAGAAGAATTAGAGAATACGAATTTAGTAGCTAGTATGATAGAAGAATATGATATTCTTAGTAAGCCAAGACTTCCTCCTTTTGAGTGTCCAAAGGGTTATGATCCTGACACCTATTTAAGGCAACTATGTAGAGAAGGATGGAAAAAGAAGATTGTTAATATTATACCAGAGTCTGAACACCATATTTATGTGGACAGAATCAAGAATGAATTAGAGGTTTTACAGGGCGCTGGGTTGTCCAGTTACTTTTTAATTGTTCGTGACGTAGTAGACTTTGTAAGACAAAATGGTTGGCTTCCTGGCCCCGGTAGAGGAAGCGCAGCAGGCTGTCTGGTGTCCTACTTGATTGGTATTACAAGCATTAATCCAATCGAGTATAATCTGATTTTCCAAAGATTTTATAACGCTGGAAGAAACTCTGCTGATCATATATCTATGCCAGATATAGATGTAGACGTACCAATCGACAAAAGAGAAGAAGTAATTACGTATATCAAAAATAAATACGGCCATGATAAGGTTTCACAAATGGTAACATTTAATACCATGAAGGGCAGAGGAGCCCTAAAGGACGTTTTAAGAGCATATGGTAATATAACCTTTGAAGAGATGAATAAGATTACAAAATTCATTCCTGACGAATCCAAAATCGCAGACGAATTACAGGAAATGAAAGAAGAGACCGGCGAAGCTTCCATCATACGGTGGGCTTTAGAAAATAGGGCTGAAGACCTTAGAGAATGGTGCTTTTTAGACGAGAACAACGAACTTCAGGGGCCTCTTGCAAAAAGGTTTGAGCAAGCTATTAGACTAGAAGGCACCAAAACGAACCAATCGAAACATGCTGCTGGTATTGCTATTAGCAGCACTCCGTTAGGAGAATGTTGTCCAATGGTTTATGATAGTAAGAATGATAAGCCTATTGCCGGTATGGAAATGCAAGACTTAGAAAATATTGGTATTATTAAGTTTGATATTCTTGGTGTCGCAATGTTAGATAAGATTATGTATATACAAGATTTACTAGTAGCACAAGGAGTATAGAAATTATGCCTACTATAGCATTTAAAGATTTGCAAGAAGGAGCAGTATTTACTCATAATGGGATTCAGTACACTAAGGTTGCACCACAAAAAGTTAGTTGTTGTACGTCCTTAAACGCATCTGAAGTTAATGATCCTAAGAAGAAAATCATGGTCAAACCAATAGTAGAGGTAACTGTTGATGAATAATAACAAAATCTGCATTTTTGACTTTGAGACAGACGGATCTAATCCAGACTCTTGTAGTCCGGTTCAAATTGCAGCGGTAATGCTGGATCCAGTTAGTCTAAGTATTATGGACGGCTCTGAATTCAATATTAATTTTAAGCCGGAAGTTTTGGAAAAAGATGATAACTATGAGTATACGACAGACATCTTAGACTTTCATGCTAAGGTAAGAAATTCTTCTAAGGCTGAGATTTTAAAAGAATGGAAGCAATATCCTAAACAAGATCATAGCTGGCAGCTGTTTGTAAACTACTTACAGAACTACCACAGTAGAACCACCAAGAAAAGTCAGTTTAGCGCCCCAATCGCCGCTGGCTACAATATTCATAGGTTTGACCTAAGAATTATTGATAGGTTAAGCATTAAGTATAAGAACGTAAATAAAGAGTCTAGAACAGACTTATTCTATCCTAGAGACACAGTAGATATTATGAATTTAATGTTCTATTGGTTTGAAAGCAGTAATGAGTTGTCTAGCTATTCTTTAGATAATGTTCGTAAATATTTTGGCATAAGCGGAGAAGGAGCACATGATGCTCTAAAAGACGTTAAAGACTGTGCTGAAATTTTAATTCGATTTATGAAGCTACATAGGAATTTATCTTCTAAGGTTAAGTTTAAGAATTCATTTTTAGAAAAAGTATGAGTAACAAAAATTTTGCATTTACTTGCGGATGTTCTTTTCCAGTCATTGATGAGCAGTCTAAGAAGATTAGTTTTAACCCAGATATCACTAATATAAACTTAGACTGTCAAAAAACTTGGGATTTGATTAGCGACGGAAATACCAAAGGATGCTTTCAGTTAGAAAGCAGACTAGGACGGTCGTATGCAAAAAAACTAAAGCCAGAAAATATAGAACAGCTTTCTGCTTTAATTGCTATTATTAGACCAGGATGTCTTGAGTCTTTTAAGGACGGCAAGAACATTACTCAGCACTATATAGATATTAAAAATGGTCAGGAGTCAATCGACTATCTGCATCCATCATTAGAGCCTATCTTGAAGACTACCTATTCTCAAATGATCTATCAAGAGCAAGCGATGCAAATAGCAAAGGATATTGCTGGATTTAGTCTACAAGACGCAGACTCTTTAAGAAAAGCTATTGGTAAAAAATTACCAGAACAAATGGCAAAGATTAAGACTAGATTTATTGAGGGGTGCAAACAAACACAAATTGTAGATAACGATACAGCAGAACAGATTTTCGGATGGATCGAAAAGAGCCAAAGATACTCATTTAATAAGTCTCACTCTGTTTCTTATGCCATGAACGCATATCTATCAGCATATGCTAAAGCTCATTTTCCACAGATCTTTTTTGCATCATATTTAAAGTTTGCTAAAGACAAGATAGATCCACAAGATGAGATTAAAGAGTTAATACAAAATGCCAACGAAATGGATACAGAGGTTAGACTACCTGATATCAGAAATCTCAATAAATTCTTTATTCTCAAAGAAGGCAAGATTTATTTTGGTTTAACAGATATCAAGGGTGTTGGTGAATCTGTATTTGAAAAAATTCTAACCACGATCAAAGACAAAAGTCTCAACCTAGATGAAACTTATTGGCTAGAAATGCTATTCAAGCTATTACTAAACATTAATTCAATAGCGGCAAAGGCTTTGATACAAGCTGGAGCATTAGACTATTTGTGCAAGCCTAGACAGACTATGTTGTATGAATATAATGCAGCGTCTAATTTGACACAAAAAGAATGTGATAAATGTCTGGAGCTTGTCAATAAAGAAACTAGCCTATCATATGTATTGACATTAGTTTCTAATACAGCCAAGCTGACAAAAAATAGAAAAACTAACATAGACAATATGATTTATAGTTTAGACAATCCTCCTTATTCTTTATCTGACCAGCCAGAATGGATTTCTGATTGTGAGTATACTCTATTAGGATATTCATTATCGTGCAGCAAGGTTGATTTATATGATATCAGCATGACAAACGTTACATGTAAAGAGTTTAAAAATGGCTATAATAGTCAAAAGCTTTTACTTGGTGGTGAAATTACCGGCTTTAATGTTACTAAGACCAAGACTGGCAAAACCAAAGGCTCAGACATGGCTTTTTTAACACTACAAGACAATACAGGATCTGTTGATTCTGTTATATTTTTCCCCGAGGCATATAAAAAATACCGCAACATTTTATTCCTCGGTCATGTTATTATTGTACAGGGTGCTAGGTCGAGAAACGGAGATTCTTTTGTGGTAGAAAAGGCTTATGTTGCACGATCTTGACATAAGGTCGTCATCCCGTACTATATGGGTAGTTGGTTTTGGTTTTATTTCTTTTTTAATGGAGACTGATTATGAATCTTGTAATTCTAAAGGGTAATTTGGCTAGAGATCCAGAGCTAAGAATGGTTGGTGGCGAAAAGCAGACAGCAGTGGTAAACTTTACTGTTGCTGTAAGTCGTGAGTTTACTAGGGCTAATGGAACTCAGGATAAGATTACTAGCTTCATTTCTTGTGAAGCTTGGGATAGCGGAGCCGAGGCGATTGCTAATTCTTTAAAGAAGGGCGATCTGGTGTTAGTCGAAGGCTCTCTTCGTAATGATAGCTGGGAAAAGGACGGGGTTAAGCATAGCACTCTAAAGGTTAGAGTTAACCACTTTGCTCCACTAGCTAAGACTTCTCGTGGTAAGTCTTCTGCTAATGCCACAGAAGAAGAGACAGTAGCGTTCTGATAATCAAAATATCACACCCTAACAACAGCAGTGGGCGTATCATAAGATGCGCCCATTGTTTGTTGGGAACAACTAAGGATCAAAATGAAAAAGAAAGTATTCTTGTGTAACGAAGCTAGTTTTTTAACAAGCGGATATGGAATTCATGGTAAAGAACTATTAACAAGAATGCATAATAGTGGTAAATATGAGGTAGCAGAACTGGGCTGTTATGCTGCCGCAGACGATCCAAGGATTCAAGAGATACCATGGAAGTTTTATCCTAATCTACCCAGAAAAGATAATGCCAAAGGCTTTGCTGACTATAGAGCTAATCCATTAAATCAATATGGTTTATGGCGATTTAATAAGTGTGTAGCTCATTTTCAGCCGCATATAGTCTTTGATGTAAGAGACTATTGGATGTATAGCTATCAAGAGACTAGTCCTTTCAGAAAATATTTTAACTGGGTTATCATGCCCACGGTTGATAGTTCTCCACAGCAAACCGAGTGGCTATATACTTTCTGTAATGCTGATTTAGTAGTCCCCTATACCAAGTGGGCTCAATACGTATTAAAGTCTGCATGTGGAGACAAAATTAATATGTTTGAACAGCCCGCTTTGGCTGGCATTAATCCTAATGAGTATTATCCTTTCGGGGATAAGGAAGACCATAAAGAACGAGTATTCGGTAAGAGAAACTTGCTAATAACAGGACTAGTACTAAGAAATCAAAGAAGAAAATTAATAGCAGACATGCTATTAGCATATAAGAAATATCTCAATGGTCTTTTAATATCTGGTCAGAATGATCTGTATGAAAGATCTTATCTTTATTTACATACAACATATCCAGAGGAAAGTGGTTGGAATATTCCGTCATTACTATTGGAATTTGGAATGATGGACAAAACATATTTCACTTACTCTTGTAAGAAATGCCACAATATTATATCATCAAAATTTCAAAATTCAGTCGTTAGATGTCCTAAGTGTAATGATCTGGCTTGTTCGTTTCCTAATCCATCAAATTCGATAACAACAGATAAGCTAAATGAAATATATAATCTATTTGATTTTTATGTTCAGTATGCTATCTGTGAAGGCTTTGGTTTTCCACAAATAGAAGCAGCCAGCTGCGGCATTCCTTTTGCAAGTGTGAATTATAGTGCTATGACCGAGATCTGTGAAA